GTGGCAGAAAAATCAACTTCTATCGCCGACAAGGCAGGAGATAAATAATCATGGCAAAGTTAGTTCTCACAAACTCAGTAGTCACACTCAACGGCACAGACATCTCAAACGATGTCGCTGCAATCACTCTGTCCACGACAGCCGCAGAAGTACCAACAACATCATTCGGATCTGGTGGTGCAGTAACTCGCGTCGCAGGCTTGATTGACAACTCGGTGACACTTTCACTTCACAACGAATACTCGTCAGTCGAAGGCTTGATCTATCCGCTTGTTGGCTCGACAGCCGTGACGATGGTTATCAAACCAGCAGGCACAGCTGCAGCAGGTACGGCCTCGCCACATTTCCAGTTCCAAGTTCTCGTAACGGAATGGAGTCCCGTGAACGGTGCGGTGGGCGAGCTAAACACAGCCGACGTGACGTGGCCGATCAGCGGAACAATCACTAAGACAACTGCATAATTCTTAACAAAACAATCAGGAGGTAAGAATGAAAATCAACCTAGAAGTCACGACGCTAGAGAACGTCACCACAAAAGTGACGGCACAGTTCGCCGACTTCATCGCTTTCGAAGGCGAGAAGAATCGTTCGGTCGCAAACTTCCAAACAGAACTACGGCTCACCGATCTCGCATGGTTGGCTTGGCATGCCGAGAAACGCACTAAGAAGACCGCGATGAAGTTTGAAGAATGGATTGAAACAGTTGAGAGTGTGGAGGTTGGAACCGATTCTGCGGTGATCGTCCCTTTGGAGAACAATCAGCCCACTGGCTGATCGCATACCTCGCCTGCGAGACACACATCGCACCATCGGTGCTACTACAAGAATCACCTAGAATGCTGTACACGATGCTCGGCTATCTGCGCTGGAAGAGCGTCAAATCCAACCCACCACAAAGGATTCAGTGATGGCCTTCTCAGCATTCCCAAGTTTTCCAGGTGACACAGGCTCAACTCTTGGTCGTGCCGGCACCGCAGCCGTCGCAGGTAACACTGTCATCGTCAAAGACTTGTTTGAAACTTTGCGCAAGTTCCAGAAGGCAAGTCCGCAGTTCAACAAAGAGATGCGCAAAGTCGCTTACACAATCGCCAGAGATCTCGAATCAAAAGTCAAACTAGAAGCAACCACGGTGAGTCGAGCCAGTCAGGCGATACAGGTCGCCAAAGGTTTAAGAGCAAGCAATGACCGTATTCCGACCATCAAGTTGCGTGGCAAAGAATCGTTCGTGTCAAAGTCTCGTCCGAATAGTAAGCGCAAAACTAAGGTGACTCGTGCCGATGTGTTCTTCGGTGCGGAGTTCGGTGGTGCTGCTAGACCCACGACTAGACAGTTCTTGAGACATCGAGGGCAGTCTGGGTACTTCTTCTGGCCGACCGTACGCAAGCGCAAGAACGCCATCGCCAAGGAATACCTAGATGGCATGGACCGTGTAGTCAAAGAACTAGGCATCGGCTGATACTTGCATTCGGCTCAGGATTCGCTATCCTAAACTTAGGAGGTTCTGCACAATGTTTGAAGTCGTCGGTTTTCCGTCCGTCAAATCCATCTACCCAAAGACCATCGCTACATCTTGGATGGATTTCGCCGCAATACTCGGCGACCACCAAGAACGCGAACAAAAGTCTGACGGCAAGTTGTACTCGCCAGTCACATACCGTGAACACACAACCCGTGGCAATCGCAACGTGTCACATGTTTGGGCGTTAGTCGCCGACCTTGACGGCGAAGCATTTGAGCAGGCCGATCTCGGATCGTATATACACTTCGCCTACACAACCTGGTCACATCGCGAAGATAATCCACACTGGCACGTTGTCATTCCATTCGAGCAGGCTGTGCCGGTACAGAATTGGGAAGAAGTCTGGTATGAGACACATGAGCGTCTTCGTCTCAAAGGCGACCCAGCCACCAAAGACCCTGCCCGTATCTTCTATCTGCCACAGCACGAGGCTGGTCAACCATTCCGTACACATCATTCAGGTTGGCGATTCCTTGACCCGACCATCACCGATATCGCTGCACCGACACGCACGTTCTCTACACCGAGCATTCGCTCGACTCGTCAACCGCGTCGCGGTAATCCGATGCGCTGTGTTCTTGATCCGAAGTGGTGGGATGCACCAATTGATTTGTCAGAGTATGAAGGCATGACACAAGCAGAGATACATAAAGACATGCAACGCGAGTGGGCTGAGCTGCGTAAACGGATGGCTGCTAACTGAGTAGAATTGCTTCACCATGGCAGGTGAACGCACATTCATTGTAAAGATTCTCGGCAACGCGGACAGTGCTATCACGGCGTTCAAGAATCTTGCCCGCGAAGGACAGCAATCAATCGAGAAGGTGCAGTCAATCGGTGCCGGACTTGGAAAAGCATTTGACTTTGTAAAGAAGGGTGCGTTTGTTGCGCTCGGTGCGTTGACCGCAGTTGGTGGTGCGGCAGCGGCTGCGGTTGCGGCAGCGGCAGCCGACGAAGCATCACAGAAAAGTCTTGAAGCACAGTTGATTCGTTCGGCTGCTGCAACACAAGCACAGGTTCAAGCAACCGAAGCGTTCATTGAGAAGGCGATGTTGGCGACAGGTATCGCCGACGATGAGTTGCGTCCGGCGTTCGGCAATCTTGTCAGAGCAACAGGCGATCTAGAAAAATCTCAGCGTCTGTTCAATCTTGCATTAGATATCAGCGCCGCTACTTCTCGCGACCTGGAGTCTGTGACACTAGGTCTCGGCCGTGCGGCGAATGGTCAGATCGGTGCGCTCACTCGACTCGGCATACCACTTGATGAAGGTGCAAAGAAAACTAAAGATTTCGGTACTGTTCTTGGTCAACTTGAAACACAGTTTGGTGGTGCTGCCGCAACGGCAGCCGATACATTCGCTGGACGAGTAAAGATACTTCGCACATCATTCGGCGAAGTAGTAGAAACAATCGGCTTCTTACTGCTACCAGCATTCGAGAAGATTGTGGAGTTCTTACAGAAGCGAATCATTCCAGCGTTGAGGGCTGCGGTTGACGGGTTCAAAGATGAAGGTTTGGCTGGTGCGGTCAAATACTTTGCCGCCGCAATGGGTCCAGCATCGTTCATAGTCATTGACGCAATCGAAAGAATGATTCTTTCGGTAATCGAGTTTGAACAAGCGATCGTCAACTTCTTCAAACCAGGGTTCGCGTTCATAGATATTCTTCGAGCAATCGGTGATTCCGTTACGGGTGGCGACGGAATCATCACAGTCGAGCAAATGCTCATTGACCGAACAAACAAAGTCACCGATACCTTTGACAAATTAAGAAACTCAATCATCAATACCTCCGCAGCATTGAATCTGTCCGGCAACAAGATTTCGCCGTTGATTGAACAGACTGACAGACTAGGAACCAAAGTTCTACCGAAAGCCAAAGAGTCAACCGATGACTGGTCAACATCGCTGTCAGATCTTGACAAGAAAGCAGGTGGCGCAGCCAAGACGGTTGAGACAGCCAAACAGAAGTTTGAGAAGTACACAGATGCGTTGAAGTCTTCGACATCTGCACAGAAGGCGTTCAATAATGCGCAGAAGGGTAGTGCGCAGGCTGCCGACAATTTGAAAGCCGCGCAAGATGATGTTGCCGCCAAACAAAAGGCGTTGAATGATGCGGTCAATGGGTTTGGTGCTGATTCTGATCAGGCTAAGAAAGCTCAGCGAGAACTGTCGGCGGCTCAACGCAATGTGGCGCAGGCTGGATTCCGTGTTGAAGAAGCGGTCTTCGCTGTCGCTGACGCTGAGAAGGCACTTGCCGAACTTCGCGCCGATCCTCAATCGAGTGCGCAAGCTATTCGTCAGGCTGAGATTGATTTGGCGCAAGCGAAGTTGGCTGTTGCTGATGCAAGCGACTCGGAGTTTGAAGCAACAAACAAACTGAAAGACGCACAACTTGTTTTGAACGAAGCAGTCAGCGGTGCGATCATCGGTTCAGATACCTACAACAAACTTCTTGACGCAGTCAATGATGCAAAAGTCAAAGAGAAGGAAGCATCGGATCGTTTGACCGATGCTGTCGAGCGTGAGACTGAAGCATACGAAGCACTTGCCGAGGCGATCAAGAAAGTGGCTGAGGCTGCCGCAACCATGCCGAACCGCAATCTGACCATCCCTTCGTTGCCGACCGTTCCAACACCGACTGTTACTGGTGGCGGAACATCTCCTACAGGTGGCGCAGGTACGAACATCAATATCAACACAGGTATCGGCACGAATGGTGTTGAGGCTGGTCGTCAGATTGTTGAGGTGTTGCAGCAATATAGTCGGATCGCTGGTGGGAACTTCTTAGAGTTCGCGGTTGCGTAATTATGCCTAAGACACTCAAGTGGGGTCAAGAGTATTCGGTTCTGTTAGATGTCGGCGCGATTACTGACGCATTCACGCTCGACTCGTCAACGCTTGATGGTACGGATGTGTTGGATGGTTCAACCGATTTTGTGGACGCAACCGAATACATTCTTGCGGTGTCGGTTCAGCGTGGCCGTGGCGCACAAACCGAACAATTCCAGCCAGGCACTTGTCGCATCTTGGCTGACGACCGCGCATCAGGCAGACTCTTCGACCCAGCGAACACTGCTTCAACTTGGTATGCAGGCGACTTTGATTTGGCTCCAAGACGTGCGATCAAGGTTCTTGCCGGCACAGCCGAACTGTTCGTCGGTGCAATCACAGACCTCGACATCACCTACGAGATGCCGAACTTGTCGTTCGCTTCAATCATCGCAGCCGACGGTCTATACGAGTTGAGCCGAACCAGCCTCACCGCATTCACACCATCATCACAACTCACCTCAGCACGAGTGTCGGCGATATTGGATCGAGCCGAGGTCGCCTATTCGACGGCGTTGCGTGATATCGCCACAGGTGTCGCAACATGCGGCACCGTCGCCTATCCGGACAACACAAACACATTGACTGCGTTGCAAGCAGTCGCAGTCGCGGAGGACGGCAGGCTCTTCGCAAATCGAAAAAACCAGATTGTGTTCGATCCGAGAATAGATTTCACGTTCTCCACCGCGATCGCATCGTTCGGTGGTACAGCCACCAACGAGATACCGATCCTGTCTATCGGTGTCGCATACGGTCAAGAAACATTGTTCAACCGTGTGCAAGTAGATGTCGAAGGCGGTACCGCAGCACAGGTCGCAGCCGACTCGACAAGCCAAGGCAAGTATGGTGTGCAAACTTTGTCGTTCTCGAATGTGCCGTTGGTCAGTGAAGCAGCCGGTGCAACTCTGGCACAGAACATTCTTGACAAATACAAAGAACCGATCATTCGATTCAACGAAATCTCAACCAGTTTGAATGCCTGCGGTACAGCACTCTGGCCAACTGTTCTGGCACTCGACGTGGGTGATTTAATTTCCGTCACGAAACGCTACGACCAAGGGCTGCCACTCAGCCGTATCGACACTGTCTATATCGAATCCGTCAACCACGACATCACAACATCCGACCATCGGATAAGATTTGGGCTAGGTCAAGCACAACTCTTGACCGCATTTATACTCGATCAAAACGAACTTGACGATGTGAATGTTGGATTACAATAGGAGCATTATGGCTGGAGCTGGATATCGCACATTTGCATCGGGAGAAGTCCTGACTAGTAATAATGTTCAGACATACTTGATGGATCAGATGGTGCAAGTGTATGCAGGCACCGCAGCACGAGCCTCGGCAGTCCCGTCACCATCAACAGGAATGGTCGCATATTCGACTGCTACAGGTTTGCAAGTTTTTAATGGCTCAGCATGGGTTAATGTATAGATATGGCTGGCGCAGGATATAGAACTTTTCAATCTGGCGAAGTATTGACTTCGACCAATGTTCAAACATA